AGTTGGGTGGTGAAAAGAAAAGATGCACATTTTTATTCACAGACGTGCGGGGTTTTACAGCTATGAGTGAAACTATGGACCCTGAAAGCGTAATTAAAATTATGAATGAGGCTTTAACTATACAATCTGAAACAGTAAAAAGATATGACGGTATGATAGACAAGTACATAGGGGACGCCATGTTTGCCATATTTAATGCTCCTTTAGACTTGGAAAATCACGAAGAAGCAGCTGTATTATGTGCTAAAGAAATACAAGATCAATTTAAACTCGCAGATATTGGTGTTGAAATAGGAGTAGGAGTAAACACTGGTGAAGCTGTGATAGGTAACTGTGGGTCGTCCACTAGATTTGATTACACAGCTATTGGTTCTGCTGTAAATATAGCTGCTAGGTGTGAATCAAGTTGCAAAACAGTAGGCGTAGATTTAATAATTGCAGAGGAGACTGCAAAAAATTGTGGATTTAAGCTAAAATCATTAAAACCAATAGAGGTAAAAGGTATAAGTAAACCTTTAAATATATATACATGGGATTAAAACTATCAATAATATTAGGCGGACTGTTAGTAGTATCAATTGCTGGATCAGCCTGGTACATAGATTATCAAGCAGATCAGATAAGCACCCTCAAAGGAAATCAATTAATCTTAGAAACAGAGATACAAAAACAAAACGATGCAATAGAAAAGCATCTAGAACAAGCAAAGCAACAACAACAACAAATGAATACACTTGCAGCAGAGAATAAAAAAGCTATGGAAAATGTAAACAAACTACGGAAAACATTTGCAAACTTAGATTTAGATGAATCTGCTATAGCTAATCCAGAAGACATGCAAAGAAGAATAAATAGAGGTTCAGCAAGAGTTATGGCTGAATTAGAGAGATTGAGTAACCCAGAAAAATCAAATGAGAAATCTAGCACTAATTAGTTTTATAATTTTGTTGGCTAGTTGTTCTACTTTTCAACAGGCCGTCAAACCTGTTCAAGTCAAAACTATAGCCGAAAGATCACCTATATATCATCCGCCTTTGCCTTACCCTATGAGTCTTACAAATGTAGATTGGGAGGTTTTAACGCCAACCACTATGCAAGAGTATTTAGATAGTTTGTCAGCAGGGAACGCACCACCAAGAGCTTTCTACTCCTTGTCAGCTAGAGAATATGAAAATCTATCTATGGATATGGCAGAGATAACTAGATACACAAAAGATGTACTTGCCATCATCAAATACTATAGAGAGTTAGATAAACCACAGGAGACTGAAGATGAGTAATTCGCCAGACGAGTTTGTTTATAGAGCAACGTTAGATCGTGTTATAGATGGAGATACTTTCGATTGCATACTTGATTTAGGGTTTGACGTTAAATTACACAAACAAAGAGTTCGTTTGGCTGGAATTGACACCCCAGAAAGTCGTACTAGAAATTTAACTGAAAAGGCTCTAGGATTGAAAGCCAAAGAAAGGCTAAAAGAATTATGCGTTGGCACATTTAAAGTTAAATCACTTGGTAAAGGTAAGTACGGTAGGATCCTGGGGATACCATATACTCAAGATGGTAAAGACATTTGTGCAAAACTTATTAAAGAGGGTCACGCAATTGAATATTGGGGTGGCACTAAAACTAAAAAATGGGGGTAAGATGAACATATCTGAAGAAGGTATATCCTTAATAAAACACTTTGAAGGATGTCGTTTAGAATCATATCAAGATTCTGTAGGTATTTGGACAATTGGATATGGAACAATCAAGGGTGTTAAAAAGGGAGATAAAATTAACCAAGACGAAGCAGAACATTTATTACAAGAAGAAATGCCTGAGTATGAAGGTTACATAAATGATATGGTAAAAGTTCCTTTAGAACAAAACCAATTCGATGCACTTTGCTCTTGGGTATTTAATTTAGGACCAAAAAATTTGCAGGAGTCAACTTTATTAAAATTATTAAATGCAGGTGATTATCACACTACACCAGAACAAATAAAGCGTTGGAATAAAGCTGGTGGTGTTATTTTAGGTGGTTTAGTTAAACGTAGAGAAGCTGAAGCTAATTTGTTTGAAGGCAAAGAATGGAGCAAAGTTTAAATGGCACTACAAAAAACTATATTTAGACCTGGTATTTATAGAGAGGGTACTGACTATGATAATGAGGGCGGTTGGTTTGATTGTAATTTAGTACGGTTTAGAAAAGGCAGGCCAGAAAAGTTTGGTGGGTGGAGCAAACTTACAAGCAATACTTATTTAGGTACGGCTAGAGCCTTACACCCTTGGGTTTCTTTAGGCGGCACTAAATATCTTGGGATTGGTACCCATCTTAAATACTATGTTGAATCTGGTGGTAATTTTAACGATATAACTCCTATAAGAAGCACTACATCTGCTGGTGATGTAACATTCTCTGCAACTAATGGAGATGCAACAATTACTGTTGCAGATACATCACATGGGGCAGTTGTGAACGATTTTGTAACTTTTTCTGGAGCCTCAAGTTTAGGAGGTAATGTAACAGCAGCCGTTTTAAATCAAGAATATCAAATAGCAACTATAGTGAATGACAATAGCTATACAGTAGAAGCAAAAGACACTTCAGGGACTACAGTTATTGCAAATGCTTCTGATAGCGGCAACGGAGGATCTTCTGTTGTTGGCACCTATCAAATAAATGTTGGACTAGATGTTTACGTTGCTGGTACAGGTTGGGGTATAGATGGTTGGGGTGCAGGAACGTTTGGAAGCACAAGCGCTTTAAGTTTAACCAACCAATTGAGATTATGGACACATGACAATTTTGGAGAAGATTTAATTATAAATGCACGATCAGGTGGTATTTATAAATGGGTAGAAAATAATGGAGTGGGTACCAGAGCAGTTGAGCTTTCTGGCATTACTGGTGCCAATCAAGTTCCAACCGTAGGTCTACAAGTTATTACTTCAGAAAAGGATAGGCACTTGATAGTCTTGGGTGCAGATCCTATATCAGGAACTTCTAGAACAGGTACGGTTGATCCTATGTTTATAGCATTCAGCGATCAAGAAAATTCACTAGAGTTTGAACCAACTAATACAAATACCGCAGGGTCACTAAGACTTTCTTCGGGATCTTCAATAATTGGTGCTGTTAAATCAAGACAAGAAATAATGATTTGGACCGATACTGCTCTTTATAGTATGCAATTTATTGGCCCTCCATTCACTTTTGCAGTTAACTTAATTAATGAAGGTATAGGTTTAGTTGGACCTAAAGCAGCCATTACCGCACCTCAGGGTATTTATTGGATGAGCTACAATAATTTTTATATTTATAACGGTAGTGTGCAAACTATTCCTTGTACCGTACATAATTATGTTTTTGGTGATATTAATCTAGGACAGTCTTTTAAATTTAACGCATTTACTATTTCAGATAAAAGTGAAGTAGGATGGTTCTATTGTTCATCAAGTTCTACAGAAATAGACAGGTACGTTATCTATAACTATATAGAAAACCTATGGATTTATGGATCTTTAACCAGGACAGCTTGGCTAGATGCTGGTATAGAAAATTACCCTAGAGCTGTAAATGGAGGTTACTTATATCAACAAGAAATTGGATTTAATGATGATGGATCTCCTATGACAAATGTGTTTATTGAAAGTTCTGATTTTGATATAGGTGATGGTGAACAATTTACCTTTATAAGAAGGATCATTCCAGATTTTAAATTTTTACAAAATACTAACGCTGGTAATATAAATATTGTAGTTAAAACAAGAAACTTTCCAGGAGATTCTTTGACTACAAATTCTACAAATGCAATTACTGAAACGACTACACAAGCTTATGTCAGAGGCAGAGCAAGGCAAATGGTTTTGAGATTTGAATCTGATGATGATGCTACTGGTAATGGTAACTTGGATATTGGATGGAGATTAGGAGCTACTAGGATAGATACAAGGCCTGATGGCAAAAGATGAGCAAAATATTACAAACTCAGTTGCCTATTGCTACCGGAAACGTTAGCTCAGAAACTTTCAACAGGTTAGTAAGAATATTAGAAATTAACTTAGGTGCTGTAGATCCAGATCAAACCAGACAAGTTAATGATGCAGATAAAACAACTTTTAATTTTTTAGCCGGATCTATTATATGGAACACTACTTTGGGTGTTTTACAGGTCTATACTGGCAACAAATGGGTGGATATAGGAGAAAGAACAAACGATTTTGGTTTTGAAATGACTGCCTCTGTTGGTAAAGTTGATGTTAAAACTAACGGTAACATAACAATTAATGTCTAAAGCAGTAGAAATACAAGAGTACAAAACAAAGAACATATTGTTAGAACATCCTGCTGATTGGTATATAGATGACCAAACATTTGATGCAGTTCAACACTCGTTATCAGATATTGTAAATTTTTATGAAAACCAAGGTAATAACAACCCTGTAAAAAATAAATTACACAAAATCATAAAAGAACCGTTAAAAGATGTATATACGGTTCCATTTTTTTCTGAAAAGTTTTGTTCAATATTATTGGATGAAATGCATAATCTAGAAGACTTTTATGGGTTTATTCCTAATCCAGAAGAGGACAAACTAAGACAAATACCTGAGATAACCTTTCAAGACAATTGCCCAGAAATTTATAACTCTTTGTTTCAAA